AACTGGACGAAGGTTGCTACCTCGATCAAGAACACTGCTGGCGTTCTGACTCTGGCAAACATCTAAGTCAAAATGGCAAGGGGCTGCTGATGCAGCCCTTTTGCTTTTCTAACGGGTAAAAACATGACACCCGAACAGTATTGGCAAAACAATAGCAGTCTTGAGCATATAACTCCTCCGGGTGAACGATTCCCAGAGCAGGGCTTGTTTAATGCACTCCAGAACGCCGTCAGCGGCTGTGTGTGCGAGTTTGGCTGCGGAGATGGGCGGTTAGCTGCTGCTTTTAATCCGAAGGCTTACGCGGGTTATGACATCAACTGCCACGCGCTCGCTGCTGCACAAAAGGCAAATCCAGATCATTTGTTTTTATCCGAGCTTGTCCCAGCAAATACCATTCTTGCTTATACCGTACTGCTGCACATTCCTGATGACGAAATCGAGTCTGTTATAGAGCAGTTTTTGCCATACAAGCGAATTGTGATTGGCGAAATAATGGGCAGGCAATGGCGCAGACCCGGTAATCCTCCTGTGTTCAATCGAGATTTGGAAGAATACGTTGAAATGATTGGTCGGCAGTACAGCGTAATGGAGATTCCTTATCCTCGTTATGGCAGCAATCTGGAGCTGATTATATGCTAACCGTTGCTTGCGTTCTCAAATCAGGCGGCTGCTACAATGCTGAGTATGTGCAAAGGCTGAAGGACGGCGTAAATAAGCATCTTAAGGGCCATAATTTTGTTTGTTTTTCTGATATTGAGGTTCCATGCGAAAGAATACCGCTGGTATATAACTTCGCTGGTTGGTGGTCAAAATTAGAGCTTTTCACTCTAAAATCAAAAACACTTTATTTTGATCTGGACACAGTGATTACGGGCGACCTTTCGGAGATTGCAGAATACCCGCACGAATTCACAATGCTTTCTGATTTCTATAAATTAAAAGAACCCGCAAGCGGCGTGATGGCTTGGGATGGTGATTATTCTTTTATATTGAGCGATTACAAAAAAAAAGAAAGCTACACAGGACACGGCGATCAGGGTTATATTGCTACAAAGATTTGTCCAGAGCGATTTCAGAATATATTTCCGCAGCAAATAGTGAGCAGGAAAGTTCCTGCAATGCGTAATAAAAACGAGCGAGTTGTTTGTTTTCATGGCAATCCAAGGCCGCACGAAGTGAACTGGGCAGTATGAGCTTGTTTAGAGATTTAATATTCAGCGAACGCGGCAAGATTATTTGCATAATGGGCGGCTCTGCTACGCTTGAACAAGAGCTTGCAAACGTAAAGGCTGACATCTACATAAGCACAAACGGCCACGGGTGCGAACACAAGCAAGCAAAGTATGTTATTGCGATGGATGATCGGCATACAAAAACAGGCGAGTGGATGCGCGAGATTATCAGACGTAAAACAAGCGCACCGATAATCGGACCTTTTGATTCTTGCGATATTTTTTTAGATCATTGGCCGCTGATGCCACGCAGATACTACAGCGGCATTGTTGCAATGTGGGTTGCTCACGCAATGGGTGCTAAACTAATCATATTGGCCGGAATGGATGGCTACAAATCAGACGGGGGCTACATGGCAAAGTTAACGAAGGTCAAAACAGAATCAGTTCCAACGCAAGTGCGTAGCACAAACAAAACGCTTGAAAGCGTGATACCAGCTTATCAACCAAAAGAAAAAGTAAATCAGCCACCAGTGGATGCAAGATTAAAAACAATCAAGGCTGAAGAAGGCTCGATTGAAATTGAGGTAATAAAGCCGTGTTATGTCTTAAACATTGAGCGCGTTATTGGAGAACGTGTAAAAGCAAATCGCTGCGATCTTTTGATTTTGCTTAAACATCAAATGGTTCGGGAGCTTTAAAAAATGACTACTCCGGCGCTTATTATTGAAACTGGTGCAATCGTTACCGGCGCAGACTCTTATGTAACGCAAGCCGATTATGCAACCTATGCGGCAAGCATAGGAGTGGTACTTGGCGATGTAGAATCGCAAAAATTATCTTTGAGAAATGCCGCAATATACATAGCAACCTATGAGCCAAGAATCAAAGGCGAAAAAGTAGAGCGCAGCCAGCCGTTGTCTTTTCCAAGAAAGAATTTAATCATTGAGAATTTCGATTGGTCTGAGGACGAAATACCACGGCAGGTGCAGCTCTGTCAGATGCAACTGGCTATTGATATAAACGCAGGAGTAGATATTTATAATCTTCCAGCCTCTGCATCTGTTGCAGTAAAGCGGGAAAGAGTAGAGGGCGCGGTCGAGGTTGAATATGCCGTTAGTAACGCGCAAAAGCTATCGAGAAACAGCACCAGCCGCGCTCTGCTGTATTCTTTTCTTAAAGATGGCGGATTATCAGTGGTTCGCCTTTTGAGGTCTTAAAGCCATGTCTGATGCTTTTTACATACGTTTAGCAGCAACAGCAAGCAGACTGCTTCAACGCTTTGGCGGAACTGTCACTGTAGTGCGTAACACTGGCGGCTCAATCAATCCAGTGACGGGCGCAATAGTTGCAGGAACAAATACAACGCTCAGCGCAAAAGGTTTAATCAATAATTTTGCAGATAATTTAATTGATGGAACCCGCATACTGAGCAGCGACAGGCTTTTGATTATTGATAATAGCTTTGAGCCTTTGATTACAGATAAGCCTTCAATAAGCGGGCAGAACTGGACTATTGTAAGCATCCAGCAGATAAAGCCTTACGCTGTTGGCGTTGTTTACTTTTTGCAGGTACGCAAATAATGGCACAAATCAGCATTGGCAATTGGGTAAAAAAGACCAATAGAAATCTTGACGAAACCGTGCGGGCGATAAAGATTTCTTTATTCAACGGCGTAATCATGGACACCCGTGTTGATACCGGCAGACTGCGTGGTAATTGGCAGACAAGCACAGGGCAAGCAAATCCAACTGTAATTGAAAGACTTGATAAATTAGGGGTGCAAGCCAAAAGCGAAGTTGAAAAAACAATTAAAGGCGATACTGTAGATTATCTGAGTAACAATCTGTCTTATGCTGAGGTCTGGGAAGAAAGGGACGGAATGGTAAAGAAAAACATGGCCAGAATTGTTGCCAATGTTCGCAGCGAGGTTGCAAAAGCAAAATGAGTGCATTGAAAATATACCAAGCATTTGTTAATCAATTCTCCACAGGCTCATTGCTTACTGGTCTTGGCGTTGCATATGAAAATTCTTCTTTTACGCCAACAGCCGGAACGGCATATGCAGAATTGCGCTTTTTTCCGAATGAAACAGGGAGTTTAAGTTTAAAAAATAAAAACGAAACAACTGGAGTTTTTAGTGTAATTTTAAGATATCCTATTGACTCAGGCGCGATTGTGTTAAAATCCAAAGCGCAAGCCATTGTTGACGCGTTTAAGCCTGGTTCGTTTGTTAGTTATACGGGGCAGCGTGTGGATATTGTAAACAGCTCAGTTGGCTCTGGAGTATCGGAGGATGGCTGGTTTAAGCAAATTGTGGACATTCGATTCAGGGCATTTTCAGCGAGGTAATTCAAAATGGTTGATACAGTACAGTTAAGCACAGGAACCACGGTTGGTATATCAGCAACTTTGCCAACATTGTTCAATCTATCCACAACCGGCTACCCTGCTCAAACATATGTTTTGATCGGTGAAGTTATGGATGTGCCAGAGGGCGGTGATCAAAGAACGGTTGTTCCGTACAATCCGCTTGCTTCTGACAATGAAGAGTATTTGTTGGGCAGTAAAACGCATGACCAAGTAACGATTTCTATTATGCGTGACGATGACGATGCTGGGCAGCTTGCGGTGCAAAATGCATACAATGCAAAAACAGAAGTGGCTCTGGAGATTGAATACCCAGATGGCTCGATTGATTACTTTACCGGCTTTGTTGTCAGCTTTAAGTCTGCTGTCGGCGCGGTAAATTCAATTCTTGCCAGAAGCATGACTGTACAGCGTACGCGCAGCACAGTAACAGCGGCCACACCTTCTGCATAATTGATCGAGAGGATTTATGGATTATTCAAGTTTAAATCTTGAAAAAATGGCTGAAAATGGCATTTGTGTAAAAATCAAATGCCCGCTTACAGGCAAGCAGCTAAAAGCCACGGATGGCACTGATCTTTTTATTAACGTTCTTGGCACGGATTCAAAGCCGTGGAAGAATGAAATTGCAAGAATAAAAAGAGAAACCGCTGCGCGAGAAAGCCCGCCGGACGAGGAGGAAATTCGATCTGAATCAATTCGCGCTCTTGCGGCAATCACTACCGATTGGCATGCAGAAACTGCATTAAACGGTAAAAAACTTTCCTGCACTCAGGCGAACGCAATACGGCTTTATTCTGCTGATGGGCTGGATTGGCTTTTGCAGCAAATCAGTAGAGCGGCGGGGGATAGGCAGAGCCTTTTTTTCGAGCAGAAAAGCAGTTAAGTCTTTATATTAGGAGATGGTGTTGGCTGATTACTCACGAGGCAAAAAGCGAAAAAAGCCGTCTAAGTAGTTTGCCTGAAAAAGACTTACGCAGACAAATGCCTGTAATACACGGCTTTGATTACTTGGTTCAATGGCTTTCTGTCATTGGGCCGGTAATGCCTGACTCTGCTGGGATATCTCCGTTAAATTATCAGGAGATTCAAAGCTGGCAAAGTCAATCGGGTGTAGAGCTAACGCCTTGGGAGGTGGAAACGATTAGATTGCTTTCTTGCGAATACGTCTCTTGCATTAAGCAATTCAGCGGTGAAAAAGTTCCATGTCCTGATTTCGATATAAGTAAGCTGGACAAAAGACAGCTTGCAAAACAGATTCAATCAGTTATGCGCGGAGGTTGATCTTAATGATTACAGATTATGCCAGTTTAGTCATTAAGGCCGATAGTAGCAGTGTAAAAACTGCCAGCTCTGATCTTGATAAATTCAGCTCCAGCTCAGATAAATCCAGCAAGTCAATCGGGCCACTCATAAAAAACTTGGCTGGGCTTGCTGCTGCATACGGGCTTGTCGGCTCAGCAACTGCTGCAATAAAAACCACGGTTGATTTTCAGCAAGCCATTGCTGACCTGTCTGCCATTACCGGCGCAACAGGTAAAGACTTAGAGTATTACTCTGAGCAAGCCGCACAGATCGGAAGAACAACCTCCCTGAGCGCCACACAAGCCGCCACAGCGTTTAAACTTATCGCTTCTGCTAAGCCTGATCTGCTTGATAACGCGGAAGCCCTGAACGCTGTGACGCGCTCTGCTGTGACTCTTGCTGAGGCAACTGGACAAGATCTGCCAACTGCCGCTGCCGCATTAGGCTCTGCGCTTAACCAGTTCGGGCTTGCTGCATCAAAAGCAGATGAAGTGATTAACATGCTGGCCGCGTCCTCA